GGGATCAAGATACTCAACCATGAAGGATGAGGATTTGACGCAACGCGTCAGGTCTATCGACTCTGCGCTCCCTCTTTGGGTCAGCGTGGACTACGAGGCGGCGACCGATCTTTTGAATCGGGATGCTACCCTCGCGGTCCTACGAGGATTGGAAGAGCCCATGCGCTCTGTTGCTTTGTCGTCCTTCGGGATTGGGGATATGATCTACCCAAACTTCGAGACTGGCAAACGAGACATTCGTGTCATCGGCCATGAAGGACAATTGATGGGTCATCCGCTTTCCTTTCCCTGCCTTTGTTTGATCAATCTTGCCGTATATCAGGCGAGCCTACGTGAGTGGACTCGCTCGAAATCGGTTTATCGATTTTACAGAGATAAGGTTTTGGTGAACGGTGACGACATGTTGTTTAAAGCGGATGAGGATCTGGTGGCGATTTTCCGACGTGTTTCTGCTTCCTGCGGATTTTTGATCTCGCAGGGAAAGAATTACGTTTCGGAGGATTGTTGTCTGATCAATTCGCAGATATTCCGGCGTGTGAAGGTAGGTGATCAGTTCTTGATGCAGCGATTCGGTTACTTGAATCTCAAACTTGTGAAACAATATTCGATTAAGTCTCGCGACTCTGTTGCGACCCCGTTTGAACTGGGTCGTGACTTGTCGAAGATGGTCGATCTCTGTCCTTGGACGGCATGTTCTGTGCCTGAAGCTTTTCGTGTGGCTTCTGAGAGGTTTCACATTCGTTTTCCGTTCGCTTGGTATCTGCCCGTGTTCTTGGGTGGATTTGGTTGTGAAAGAAGATGTGGACCGCCCTCCTGGCGGCCTTCTCGGGAACATCGTCTCCTTGCCTCTAGTCTTGTTTCTCAAAAGAAGACTTCATTGGTGAGAACGATGGGCGGGAAGAAATCGATTCTTTCCAAGGTGCCTAACGCGATCCCTGATCGCGTGTGGTTCTTTGGGGAGGGTCCTTTATCCTTGGCCCAGACTGAAGGTGACTCGTGGATGGAATGGCTGACTCTTTTTGACCGGCTGCATTTTGGTGCGGCTGTTCTGGAGAAGAAGTTGTTTCATCCGCGGATCCCGTATCGTACGAAACCGATTTCGCATCGGCGTTTGTGTGATTATGTGTCTGCGCGTTTGGTGGGGTCCTCGATCGGACCTGCGCCAGAACATCAAACTTTCTCATACGACAACCTTGCTCAAATTTTGAATCACGGTGAGATGGGAGGGGATTTCGAGGAATCGGAATTCTCTTTTGTTCCGACGGGAGTGTTTAAAATGCTTGGAAGAAAGTGGGATCAACCACTGGAATTCTCGCAATACACTTTCGGCGTGTGAGGGGTGATGGCCTTCATCATGGGGTTGCACACTGTAATTTCCCAAAACGGTGTCAGGTTCTGGAAGGAAAACCGAGCTTGACTCAATATTTCCGTGCTAAACAGAATGCCGAGAGACTACACGGAGTTTCCGTGCGCCGTCGAAGAGATGGGCCACTGGGCATCATTTCCGCAGCGATTTGATTGTCGTTTGCGGGGATGGTTGTGGGCGTTTGCTCAGCCAGAGGGTACAGGCTTTGATAGGTGGCGGTTGGTGTGTGATGTATAGTCCGACAGCTCAGTCGGATCCCATACATGAGCAAACAAATTTCTTCGAAGAAGGCTGTTCCTAAGCCTCTCCCGAAGATTCCGAGACAAAAACAGAGTGACGCGATGCACTCAATGATCATCGCACCTGCAGCGAAGGGCGTCACGACGACGATAATGCCTCCCACGATTACTCGTGGTGCAAAGTCGTTTCGTGTCGCTCATCGTGAACTCGTTCTTTCGAGCGTGGCCGGGTCGACCGGGTTTACGGTGCAGAACTTTCTCAAGATTAATCCTGGGTTGTCTGCAACGTTTCCCTGGTTAGCCCCTCAGGCCGCGCAATGGGAACAATACCATTGTCATAAATGTGACATTGTCTGGGTTCCGATTGCACCAACGTCTACGCAAGGGGATGTTATCCTCTCGCCAAACTATGATGCGTCGGATCCACAGCCGACAACCGAAGCTCAGGCGGCTAACAACTTTGGGACCGTGATTGGTCCCTGTTGGAATCCGTTTGTCCTTCGGATGGATGTCGCGGCGATGATGGGCCTTGGGCCTCGTCGTTTCGTGCGTCAGTCTGCTGTTGCGGGTGATGTCAAAACTTTTGATGTTGGTACAGTTTCGGTGTGTTCGAACAACGAAACTGGAACTTCCGCGATCGGGAAGGTCTTCATTGACTACGATTTCGAGTTCTTCATTCCTCAGAACGATCCCTCGACGGCCACGGCACCTTTGTATACGTCGATGTTTACTCGAGCAACTTCGAATCAGTCGTTTGCGACTGGTACGGGGGCAGCGATTAACTGGAATAACCTCGTTTACGATCCTTTGGGGATCGGAGCCGGGAGTTCCGGAGTTTTCACGCCACCTGCTGGTTGTTACCGCATCGAAGCCTCGGTTTACGTTTCTGACTCTTCAAATGAGCAGTTTACTGCATTGATGGTTCTCTATAAGAATGGGGCAACTCTGAGTTCGCCAATAGAGGTGGGCGGCGTTTTCGCCGGCACTGCTGCTGGACCTCAGGTTACCCTGACTCTCATTGGAGTCCTTCCGTGCAATGGAACTGACACTTTTCAGATTCAGTTGACGTTGACAGGAGCCGCTGGAACATTGGTGGTCGAGTCTGGTGCGGCGACCTTGGTTGTGTCGCTTGCGTGACTCTGTTGGCATGAACATGGAAGGAAAACCTGTTCTTGTCGCACAATATTACACGTTGTACTGAATCCACCCCTTTTGTAGGAGGGTAGGACTCTCAAAACAGGACCGGGTCGAAAGACCAGGGATGAGGTATGGAGTTGATCCAAACACCTTGCCCTTTGTCGGACTTTGGAAGCGGAATTCCCCAGAAAGGACGTTGATGGGACCTACGGGTTGTCATCTTTACCGAGCGAAAGCGAACTTTCAATTAATTGTTTCGGCAGAGGGGTAGGGAGCGACGCGAAAGCGAGACTCTTTATCAACACTGTATTCCTACGGGAAACTCACGGAACTTGGTTTGATTGCCTCCACAGATCGTGTGGTGAAGGTTCAAATCGGGGTGTTCATTGCCCCGAGGCGTGTCG